CTTTCCCAGTTAGCTTAGACATGTTATCTCTTTGATCACTATGAACTATTAACCTTGCATTATTTATTGAACCTCCTAACATGTTAAATGTTGGCAAAGAATCTGGTATCCCGAAAGCTTCTATAGGACAGTCATAATCTCTATCTTCAATTTTATAAACATTTGCTACCCAATGAGACAACATTCTCATAGCAAAATAAGATGCTTCACCTGAAAGACCTTTCCTATGTAACTCGTTTGCTTTTTTGAACATAGAAAGTGCATCATGACAGTAACCTCTACCTGTCAGACCCTTAAATACTGCATTGTAACTAACAGAAGTTGCTAAACGAACTTCTTCAGCAGAAACGAAAACGCTATTATATTCTCCGAACCATTTTGATAGAAAACTCTTTTTTCTTTGAGTTTTAACATTCATTAAAGTACTCACATATTCGCTTATTTTTACAAAAAGATCTCTTAAAATAGTGGATTTTTCTATAGGGACACAGATGATAAAGAAAGCGTCATCAGAACTAACTCTAAAATCTACATAACATCTTTTAGAAATTTCTAAACCATATATTCTTTCTATATATCTTTTCCACCATCTAATTCTTAATAAAGCACAACTAACATGATAAGCAGAAGATAATTTGTTAAAAACACCCATTCGAAAGGACCAATCTTCACCTATGTATCTTTCATGCGGAGTTCTTGTGTCTTCATCTATATTGTTCCATAATACTTCAGTTGGTGTCATAACTTTACCATCCATCCATGCTAATATGATGTAACTTATTAATTTATGTATATCTGGAGAAAAAAGATCTGCTAAACCTTCATGCATAATATAAAAAGAATGCATGATAGAAGAAGGTGCCCATTTCGTAGCATCTATATTTTTCATGTATATATCACAGTTGTTAGTGTTAGACCATTTTTTAGCTTTTGCCATCATATCGCTCAAATCTTTGCTTTTTAATTCCGCAGATTTAGTTATAGTTTCTTGAGGAATTCTCTTCATTAAATCATGATAAGCATTTTCTACTAATAAAGCCATTACTCTACTAACCAAAGTCATTACATGGAAATGTCTACCTCCTCCATATTGTATTTTTAGAACTAAGTAAGATATAGGTATAAATCCCCTTATGTAATATATAACTAAATCGATTACATACCTAAAGCCTTTACTAGTAGCTTCTAATACAGAAACAAAAACTTTACCTCTATTTCTTCCATCTAGGGGATTATCATGATCTGGGATACTGGCTTTATTAGAAGAAAGAGATAGTATATCAGCAAACAACCCATTTATAGTTTTTAGAACACCTTTATTTGCCTTCTCTATCTCATATTTTAACTCTTTAGCAGCAG